TGATAGAAGATGATTCCGGTGACGTTGTAGACGGTGAGTCCTTTTGCTCCGATTATTGTCATCAGGAAGCAGTTGGTGACCAATATAGAGGTTGGAATGGTTGTGTCGAGTTGGACTATACACAGACCTGCGAGAATATTGGTTGCAACAATATTTTAAACGGCATTGAGGATGAGGAATAGAACGATGAAACAAGTTAGACTTGTAGGCAAAACCAAACATGGCAAGGATCGCATCCGCCAGCATGGTGACGTATGGAATATCATGTCAGGTGGTAGTTCAGGTCACCGTATGGTGCTGGAAAGCCTGCACGAAACCTCATCTATGCGTATGGACGATGGCCGAATCTGGAGGTTTCAGGATTGCCGGTCCATTGATAAACTTGATGACGAGGACTTTGACTGGCAATTTATATAGATATAGGGTACTTGAACTTTAGTGAAAGTACCTATATCATATATACACAAGGAAATTAGCCCCAACATTGGGCTTAAATTTGGAGAATACAAAATGCGTTTCACATACGATGACAACACCTACTCTGACCTTCACAAGGATGCCTATGGTTTCCGGCCACGTAACGATGGCTGGGATCAACTCTCGCCTGTAGGTAAGCAGATAAGGTGGGAAAGCCTGTGCGAGGCATTGGATCGCCGCATGGCAGAGGACGAAGCCGCTGAGGCTGCTGCTGTGGAGCGGTTTGAGGCTCGTATCACTGAGCTTGAAGGGCTTGGTGCGCCTGATCGTGCCGCTGCTATCCTTTGGCTGGTCGAGAGCCTAGACCTACGGCCTCATGACTTGGCCTTCTATGTCGGCGAAATTGTGTGCTTTGAGATGGGCTTGCCCTATGATATGCAGGCTGTGTTCAGTCCTGCATGTAGCGAGATCATTGCATACAGGGAGCAGGAACGAGATGAGCCATACGAGAGCTATGACCTGTCGGATGACGGGGATGCCCTAGCCAGTGCTGGCATGGGTACGGATGAAGACTACGGATATTATGGAGAGTGATATGAAATTTGTGTACAGAGTTATGTGGAAAGATCACAGACAAACCCGTGATCCTGTTGCATCTAATATTTTTCAATTCATAGAGGCATACTCTGTAGTAGAGGCTTTGCAAATCGCTAGCTACGAGTATGGCGTAGGTACTGCATATAATGTGCCTATCCTTGAGGTGAAAATTGATGAGATTATAACAGTTGGCCCTAATAAGGAGAGTGACCGATGAAACAACTAATCCTCTACAAGAGCGACTTCAACTCTACTAGCATGTGGCATCATGTGCTGGAGATGGTAGGTGTGGAGACACACGCTAACGTGGCTGGCAAGGTTATTGACAGGTGCATTGAGACTGTGACCATTCGGGTACAGTCTGCAAAGGAGGAAATATAGCCATGACCTCAACCTACAAAGTATTGCAGATTCGCCTGACAGATGAGGAGGTGAAGGAGGTGAACAAGGCAACCAAGCAAGGCGATGCTTTACCTGAGTGGTATGAGCGATACCTCGCTACGAGATTCCAGCCTACGGAGGAGAATGTCCGGGCAGCGTGGGACTTGTATGAAACCGTGGGCTTCATTGAGGCGGAAACGCTGCATGAGGTATTTGAGGTGAGTAATGCTGGGCCGGAAGATAACATAGATCGTGTTGCGGATATGCACAGCGTGAGTGTAGGTGATGTGCTGATTAACCTGAAGACCTACACTGCAAAATATGTAGATCGGTATGGTTTCGGATTGATCGGCCAAGTCTACTACAATCAGCTTGGAGAAAAACATGGATGAGTTCACTGAGTTCGAGCGAGATATTGACACACGGGTACGCGCCACATTACCTGCGCCATACCCGTTCAGTAGCAAGCCTGTATCCCCCATATTCTACGAATTATGGTGGAATGTTTACTTTAACAAGGAGCTAGAGGACAATGCAAAATAACCATCATCAATGGCAACCTGCATGTGACGGAGGTGAGAAGCCATTCAAAGCTATGTCTGGTCACACACTGATATACATGTGGTGCCCAGCTACAGGTGAACATGCCTACTATAACATGTCATCTGACCTGTTCCTGAATAATCGTGAAGCCCACATACATATGTGGGGAGATGTAGACAGTGAGGAATATAACAATGTTTGAGACAAAGCTAGGCTATAAGATTGTTGAGCGGTATGAGGATGGTATCCGTACCTTATTTCACGGTAATTATGGAACACGGCGGATCGAACAGGGCCGATGGTTGAGGGCAGAAGTGCGGCCTCGTGCTAAAGATGGAACGAGTAAGACAACATATCAGTCAGGGTTTCATTTACTGCCCACGTTCGAGGATGCTGTTCAGTATATGAGTAGGTTCAAGAATAGGCTAGATAAGCTGGTGATTGTGCCTGTATGGTATGATGTGAATACCTCATGGCGCAAGACACACAGCCGTGCCCCTGTAATTTTAGCAAGCCATGTCAATTTTCCTGTTGACATAGTTATATGAGTAGTGTATAACAGTAAACACAACCCAACCAACCAAGGAGATTATAATGTTTAAAATCGTACAGAAGATTAAAGTTAAGTGGACCCTGCGTAAGCTTCACAAGCAAGGTGTCAAGCCTACAATCAACCGCACTAATGACAAGTACATGGGGTATGCTGTAAGCTACACCAAGAAATTTGTCAGGGTCTATGACGGACACAAGGTACTATACTTTGGTAATCCGTTCTGGAATCTGTATCGAATAACATCTATCACAGGAACAAAGGATCATGTCACGCACAGTGTCTCGAAAAAAACCCAGCAAGCGGCGTAACCCTGTCGCTTACACCTTCGCAACCAATCGCCCTCGTGGACAAGTTATACCGTCTGCGAGGGCGTACAAAAGGAAAGTGAAACATGCAAAGCAGTTGCAGCAAGACGACTAAGCCACCCCGGAAGAAACCGCTGGTCAATAAAAGACCTGATGAATGGAAACGTAATCGCCGTGAGCAACGCCGTAAACGTAGACAGGAAAAGGAAAATGGTTATGATGTATCATATCGCTCTTGAGATCACAGATGTTGATGGAAAGAAAATGATGGCTACCACAAAGCGCCGGTCAGATAAGGATTGGGTTGGCGCTGTTGAGAGGGAGATTGCTGACGTAAAGGCAAACCGATTAATGGCAGAGACAGTGGAACTTCTATGGGTAAAGGAGTGGCAAGATGCTTGAAGGGTTAACTATACCTGACTTCCTGCGCCGTAAGGCCAAGCGTGGGCGTAAGCCTAAAATGTCTGCGCTTGGTAGGCAAGGATATATTATGCCTGATATACCGGAAGAGTTTCAGCATTGGCCCAAGGTGTGGGCTAAGGCTGTGCGGTATCGGTTTTATGTGGAAGGTAAGCTTCCTATATGTGGTATGCGTCATGTTCGAGTGGTGATAGGCAGGAAATGGGTTCGCCTATGCACCGATGAAAGGGATAGCCGCATGAGAGTGAAGTGGAAAATGAGTAAGAAAGTATGGGACCAGATGGGACTATCTCCTATGGATGATTGCCATGCTTGAAACCGCATTACTTTGCTTGGCGCTCAATGTGTATCACGAGGCAAGGGACCAGCCATTGGCGGGGCAATATGCTGTTGCTGAAGTAGTACTCAACAGAGTATATGATAGCAGATTTCCCTATACTGTGTGTGAGGTAGTCAAGCAAGGCCCTACGTATACATGGAAGAAAGACTTTCCGGTACGACATAGGTGTCAATTCTCTTGGTACTGTGACGGTAAGTCTGACAAGCCTAGAAATAAGCCAGCATGGAAAGCAGCACTGGCTGTTGCGCGAGATGCTTTAACGGGCGAACCCTCATCTAATATAGGTTACGCTACGCATTATCATAGTGTGCATGTTAAGCCAAGCTGGGCAAGTTCAAAGATATTTATAGGCAAGATTGGTGACCATATTTTTTATCGTTGGCAATCTTGACAACAGAGTAAGAGTTCTTATATGAATAAGATAGAAGGAGAAACAAAATGAATAATGTAATTCAATTCCAATCCAACACAAATCCCCGGCATGTATTCGGGCCGGTTGATGAGCGCATCGACTTTGGCGTAGAGTTTGAGCCTACCAAGGCACCTACTAAAAAGTACGTGGTCAATCAAAGCACGGGTGAATATCTGGATACCGTTGGTACATCTTTTAAATGTGCCTCGCATCCTGAGTTCTTTCGCAGTGTACAAAGCTGCATGATGGAAGAGATGCCAGCGTATGATCTTGAGGACATTACCTGCAAGTATAGTACTGCCCGTAACAATGCGTGGGCTATGATGGATTGCACCTTGCCTAATGCCAAGGTTGTGGTGCGTACCCCTAAGCATGAGTCTGAGATATCGCAGCGCATCGTTGCGTTGCATGGTATTGATGGATCATGTAGCAACCAAGTATTCTTTGGTGGTATAGATTTCTTCTGCCTTAACGGGCAGATCAGTGGCGATTGGGACAAGGTACGCAGGAAAAATACCTCTGGCTTTGTTCTGGACAGGTTCATTGATGAGCTACGTGAGGCCAAGGTTGCGTTCTATAAACACGGTGAGCGTTTACAGACATGGGCAGACACCCTGACCACTACGGTGGAGGTGAAGGCCATGCTGGATTCACTGTTGGCATCAGAACGTAAGGCAGAACGTATGCTCGACCTGTATCATGCAGAGATAGCACAACGTGGAGCAAATAAGTATGCGTTGTACAGTGCCTTCACAAACTATGCTACGTATGCAGATGAGCGTAACGGCTTTGAGCTTCGCAATACTGGTAACGATACCGCCAGTGTTTCCATGTGGAAGAGAGAACATGAGGTGAGCAAATGGATCAGCAGTCCCCAGTTCCTACAACTAGCAGCCTAGTCAGTGCTCGTACCTTCTGGGAGATGAAGGTGGAGCGTGTCATTCAGAAGCTAGACTACGGGCAGATTAATGAGTTACAGGCCCGGCATGATCTAGCTTTACTTGGCTATGATGAAGATGTTCTTGAGGATATATTTGAGGAGGATGAATGACCTTACCCCGGTACGTACAGATGTATCGGGCGGCGGATAGCACTGCGCTCTATCGCTTCAACCCCCCGCAAAACTTAATACTTGCGGGTGTGGTTGAGCGTGTGAGCTTAGGTAGTGTACAGTCTGCTGCCTACACAATAGCCCATGAGTTGAATGCTAAGATAGATGCATGGCGTTTAACTAGGGCTACAACTATAGGTAGAAGGAGTAAGTTGTCGGAGTTAGCTGATGATTATTTTGAAAGTAACAACTTTAGATTGTTAAGGGAGGATACACAGAAAGACTACCGTTATTTTATAGCGACGGCAGTGAAGACACTTAATGATGCTACCTTCCTCAGTATAAAACCAAGGCAGGCCAAGGCTGCATATGAGGTGTGGGTAGAACAAGGCATATCATTAGCCAATCACATATGTACCACCATTAACATAGTGTATAACTACGCAATAGATAAGGAATACTGCAACGACAACCCTTTCATGCGGGTAAAACGGAAACAATCACCGCATAGGAAGGTTGTATGGCAGCATGAACATGTCCTACAATTCCTTGACACAGCGTATGGTGAGTGGCGATGGCGTAACATAGGACTGATTGTACAGATGGGCTACGAATGGGTGCAGCGTATAGGTGATATGCGTAACCTGACATGGGACAGCCTCGACATGGACAATAAGATATTAAATCTTGAACAGTCCAAACGTAGGGCAGAGGTGCGTCTACCTGTATCAGATGGCTTACACAGTATGCTGGCTGCACAGCAAAATGACTTTGGCTTTCAGCAATATGTAGCACCCATGCTGCTTCCTCGTGAGGGTAAGTACCTGCCGTACACCAAGACAAACATAAGCAGGCTTGGTAGGAAGGTGATGATAGCAGCTAAGCTACCGAAGGAATTATGGCTCATGGACTTGCGTAGGACAGGTACTACGCAGATGAATGATGCTGGTGTACCTATGGGGCAGATCATGTCTGTTACTGGTCATGCTAATCCACAAAGCGTAAAGCCATACATGAATCATACCTATACATCAGCCAGTGCAGCCTTAACTTTAAGACAGGAGATGGACAGATGAGATATATCAATGTTTGATGTACTACATTTTGTTGAGGACCTTGATTTACCTGATGGTATGACCGCACGGCGAGACTGCCCCGTATGCAGAGGATTTAAAACCTTCACTGCTTCTAACCGGGAGGGGTTCTTGGTATGGAATTGCTATAAGGCTGGGTGTAGATTACATGGTGGTGTCAAGACCCACATGACAGCGGAGGATGTACGTGCGAAGCTTGCTGGTAAGCAGTCAAAGGAAGGCAAACTATTTGAACGGCCTGATTACATAGTGCCTATAGGGGCTAACAGGGCAGCGCAGGCTTGGCTACAGCAGTGGTGCTTAGACGTTGAACTTATGTGGGATGTGCGAGAAGATCGCATTGTGTTCCCTATCTACAATGATGGCGCTATGGTGGATGCTACAGGCCGTGCAGTTGGCAACAGGATGCCTAAGTGGAAGCGGTATGGAAACTCTTCTGTACCTTATGTGGTAGGTGATACCCGCCAAGCCGTAGTAGTAGAGGATTGTATAAGCGCAGCAGTTGTTGCCCAAGAAGTTGTAGGTGCTACTGGTATAGGTATTATGGGTACATCTCTATCCTTGGAACAGAAAAACTTCTTGCGGGATAGGAACTTCTCCCGTATTGTAGTCGCCTTAGATGCTGATGCCCTGCCCAAAACAATTGCCATGGCAAAAGAGTTACAGAATGCAGCTAGTAGTATTAAGGTATTGAAATTAAACAATGATTTGAAGTACCGGGACACTGAAGATTTAAACAGATTGGAGAACATGATATGGAATTAGCTCTGCTAAGATCATTACTAGATAAAGACTTTTATGACAACCACATAGGTGTGAAATGTCCTCCACGATTATTCACCAAGGATGTACAGAAAATTAAAAGTGTAGTTGACTATGCTATGAGTACCTACAAACGTAACCTCACGGTAGATGAGGTAGAGGCGGTGTTCATGGTGTCGAATCCTACTCTGACTACGACACAGAAAGATAGCTACACTAAATTGTTTGCACAGATCAAACAGGAAACCCCTATGGGAAGTGATGTAGCGGATGATGTGCTGTCGAAATTATTTCAGCAGGTGATAGGTGAAGACATAGCCAACCTTGGTTTTGAATATGTGAATGGGACACAGACAAGTCTGGAACCCCTACGTGAATTATTAAACAATTACAATGATAACTTTCTACCTGATCTAAATATTGAATGGGATGATATATCTATTGATGCAATTCTTGCAGCTAATACACTTGAATCACGCTGGTCGTTTAACATACCCGTGCTTAATTCCCGTGTTAAGGGAGTGAATGCAGGCCACTTAATTGAGGTAGGTGCCCGTCCTAATACAGGTAAGACCTCCTTCCATGCCAATCTTATTGCAGGCCCAGATGGGTTTGCAAGACAGGGTGCTAAGTGTGTTGTGCTTGTGAACGAAGAAGCTTATACCCGTGTAGGGGCAAGATATCTGACCACCTGTAGTGGCATGGACTTGGAACAGATACACAGTAACAAAGAAATGGCTCACTCATTATACAATGAAGTACAGAACAATATCTTTATGAAAGATTCAACAGGTAAGGATATGTCTTATGTAGAGAGTGTATGTAAGAGTGAATCACCAGACATTGTTGTGTTAGATATGGGAGATAAGTTTGCCCGTTCTAGTGCAACTTCCCGTATGGATGAAGTGCTAAAGGAGAATGCAATACATGCAAGACAGATCGCAAAGATATATGGCTGCGCTATGTTTTATATGTCACAGTTGAGTGCTGAAGCAGAAGGTAAGGTATTATTGAACCAAGCTATGATGGAAGGTAGTCGTACAGGCAAGGCAGCGGAAGCAGACTTGATGATCTTGATTGCTAAGAATCCACAGCTTGCTGTAAGCCCCGGTGATGCAGCAGAAGAAGACCCAATGCGGCATTTGAATATTGCAAAGAATAAATTAACTGGCTGGCACGGTACACTACACTGTCAATTTGATTACAAGACAGCAAGGTTTTCCGCATAGAAGGGAGAGAATAATGAGAACATTAATAGATAAAGTATCTACACTAACACATCTATTACAAAATAATAAAAAGGTATTAGAGGTTTACCAAGCAAGATGGGTGTGGTATCATACCATCCTCGCCGCTGAACTTTTTATTATAATAATTGTGCAGGTATTAATACTGGCTAAATTATGACTGAAGATGACAATGAACTGCATTGGATTGATGGTGCCTCTGAGGAAGCTACTCTATTGGCAGAACTTTCCTCACTTATGCTAGACAAGTTTGAGAATCAGGAGAAATTATCTGCACAAGACTTTGATGCTATATGGTACGCACATGTGAACCTAACTAAGCTATGGCAAATAGCATTAGCTGGTCAGGCTAAGGCACGTAACGGAAACTTACACTAGGAGAATAACTATGGCCTCTACACATGATAAATTAAAAGTTATGACTACGGAAGAAATTTTACAACGGAACATATATGATCTTCAAGAACAACTTAATGAAGCACATAAGAAGATAGCTTTACTACACGAAGAGTTGGAGCAATCTCCATTTAACATATGGGATACTGGGAGAATATTATGAAAGTAGTCCTCGACATAGAGAATAGTGTTACACAACGAGGAGGTAAGACACACTTTGATCCCTTTGAGCCTTCTAATGAAATGGTTTTTATTGGTCTGCTAGAAGAGACAGGCAGAGAACATCACTACCATCGTGACGGGGAAGGTGCAGTTTGGGTACAGGATATACTAAACAAAACCACCTTACTTATAGGACACAACATAGCTTACGATCTGGTGTGGCTATGGGAGTGTGGCTTTGAGTATGAAGGCCCAGTGTTTGATACCATGCTGGGTGAGTACTTACTACAGCGTGGACAGAAGCAACCCCTATCACTAGAGGCTTGCGCTCAGAGGTATGAGCTAGAGACACAGAAAGAAAGCACCTTGAAAGATTATCTAAAGAAAGGTGTGGGTGTTGAAGATATCCCTCTTAATGAACTATCCGACTACCTTAGTGCAGACCTACATGCTACACAACAGTTATATAATAAGATATCTGATCGTCTACAAGGTGATAAGGATAACAGATTATATAATACAATTAAAATGACTAATCGGGTAGCTTGTGTACTCGCACGTATATTCCAGCGGGGGTTCACTGTTAACAGGGATGAGCTACAGAAAGTTAAGGAAGAGTTTGAGGCAGAGAAACGACAGCTTCAGGCCGTCTTGGATCAACAGGTTAGACAACTTATGGGAGATACACCTATTAATCTCAATAGCCCGGAACAATTATCGTGGGTTATCTATTCAAGAAAAGTACACAACAAAGAAACGTGGGTCAATGAAACCAACTTTGTTACAGGTGCTGAGTTTCATAAGAAAATTCAGGAGAACTCCACTATCATGTATAAAACTAGGGCCACTAAATGTGTAGCCTGTTATGGGAATGGTAAGGTACGTAAGACCCGTAAGGATGGTAAGCCCTTTGCTAAAGCTACCAAGTGTCTTTCCTGTGAGGGAGAAGGCTACACCTTTACTGCTACCCATGAGATAGCGGGGCTAAAGTTTAAGGCCCCTAATAAAAGCTGGATTACAACGGGAGGATTTACAACAAATAAAAGCAAACTAGAGAGGCTGGAGGCTACTGCTCGTGGCCGAAAGAAAGAGATAGCTGCAAACTTCTTACGTGATGTACGAAGGTTAAGCGCATTAGATACCTACTTATCTGCATTTGTAGAGGGCATTGATCTATACACCAAGCCTGATGGTAGGCTGCATGTACAGCTAACCCAGCATATGACAGCCACAGGCAGGTTCAGTGGTCGCAATCCCAACATGCAGAACATGCCAAGGGGTGGCACGTTTCCTATCAAGCGTGTGTTTGTCAGCCGGTTTGACGGTGGCAAGATACTTGAGGCAGACTTTGCTCAGCTTGAGTTCAGAACGGCAGCATACCTGTCACAAGATGAAACAGCTATGCGTGAAGTTAAAGAAGGCTTTGATGTACACAGCTATACCGCTGATGTTATAAGCAAGGCAGGCCAGCCTATAAGCAGACAGGAAGCTAAGGCGCACACCTTTGCTCCCTTGTATGGAGCTACAGGCTTTGGTCGTAGTCCAGCAGAGGCAACTTACTATGAACACTTTGTTAAAAAATATTCTGGTATAGCTAGGTGGCATACAGTCTTGGCAAACTGTGTACTATCTACTGGTCTTATAGCCACGCCGTCAGGCAGGGAGTTTGCATTCCCTGATTGTGAGCGTAGATATAATGGTACACCTTCCCACTTCACACAGATAAAAAATTATCCTGTGCAATCCTTTGCCACAGCAGACATTGTACCATTGGTACTACTGTATATTGAGGAGTTGCTTGAGGGTATGAAGACATGCATTGTTAACACGGTGCATGATAGTATAGTACTAGATGTTCATCCAGAAGAAGAGGAGTTTGCAATTGACGTAATAGAAAAAGTCAATACTGATTTACATGAATTGATTTTCCAAGAGTGGGACATAGATTTTAATGTTCCGCTGTTATTAGAATCAAAAATAGGTGAGAATTGGCTTGACACGAAATGAGAAATATGTTAAAACTACAAATCTTTGCATTGATAAAAGGAGAAATACACAATGAATCAAGTAGCAACAATAGACACAGCTAACTACGATGCCATGGCTAAGGTGATGGGCATTTCTGGTGAACAGCCTTCATCAGACAAGGCCCGTAGTACCCTAGCTAGGCTACGCATTAACCATACCCCTATCATGGGCAACGTCGAGATTAAAGGCAAGCACATGAACCTAGAGGTAGTCAAAGGGGGTGCCTATAAATTAGAGATGCCCGATACGGATGAGACATACTATGCTTCTAACATTATCATCCGGCCATACATGCAACGCTTTATGCATAAGCGTTTTGTAAAGGGTACAGGCAATTCCAAAAATATGTTTGTTAAAACTGTAATGGCTGATAGCCTTAACATTGACCTGAAAGATAACACAGGCGGCTTCAATTGCGGTAAGTCGGCTGGGTACATCCAAGACTTCAAGGCCCTGCCGGAAGATATGCAGAACTTGATCCGCCAGATTAAGAGAGTACGTGTTATCTTTGGGACCGTTGACTTGCTATTTCCTACTAAGGAAGATGGTGAGGCATTGGACTATGAGTTGAATGGCATCCCCTTTATCTGGGAAGTTGATCAGCGTGAGGCATTCAAGCATGTTGGTGAACCCTTCCAGACATTGCTGAAGCAGAAGCGTCTTCCTGTACAGCACACGTTTGATTGTGATACGGAAGCACGAGAGCTACCTAATGGTAATAAGTATTATGTACCTAGCGTTAGACTTGATATGAACCCCGAAGCCTTCACCATTGATGATGACGTTCAACAAATCTTTGGTAACTTTATTGAGTGGGTTTCAAACTATAACGACTACATCAGTTCTGAGTGGGAAGATAAACATATCAATAATCTTTCAACTGATGACGCTGCTTTAGTTGATGAGTTTATTACTATCAATCCAGCCGCTGAAGACTAAGGAGATTTAATATGCAACACCTTGCTGAATTGGCGGTGCATCAATATCTTGATGATGCCGTTAATAATAAAACGGAGATGTCTGAGGGCACGATAGATGCAGTGTGTCAACAGATAGGAGAGGCTCTACGCCGCCAATTTGGTAAGGGGTCTAGTAACAGGAAGGAGTTTAACTTGCGTATGTCAAACGTAGGTAGACCCTATTGCCAACTCTGGTACAATAAAAATAAACCAGATGATGCCCGTCCAAAGTCCACCACATTTATTATGAACATGATGATTGGTGATATTGTAGAAGCCGTGTTTAAGGCTGTGCTTACAGAGGCAGGAGTTAAATATGAAGATAGTGAACAGGTTGTTCTTGAGCTTGAGGATGGCACCACTGTATCTGGAACTACTGATCTTAGTATTGATGGTGCTGTTGACGACATTAAGTCTGCCTCAAATTGGTCATACCGTAATAAGTTTTCTTCTTATGAAGACTTAGCAAAATCAGATTCATTTGGTTACATAAGTCAGTTGGCTGGCTATGCCAAAGCCCTAAACAAAAAAGCTGGGGGATGGTGGGTAATTAATAAAGCCAACGGAGAATTTAAATATGTTCCTGCATCAGGGCTTGACATTAAAAATGAATGTGGTAAAATAGAAACTGTTAAACAGAACTTAGAAGATAACAAATTTAAAAGGAGCTTTGATAAAAAACAGGAGTACTTTCGAGGGAAGCCTACAGGTAAGCACATACTAGGTATTACGTGTGGGTTCTGTGATTACAAGTACTCATGTTGGCCTACCCTTAAAGAGTTACCTGCTCAATCTTCAAAAGCAAAGGCTCCTAAGATAGTTAACTACGTTACAGAATAGTCTTTCTGGCATGGATGGTAAGAGATTCAAAGCAGCTAGGAAGCACGGGTATAGGTCCGGGTTAGAGTTAAAAGTTTCCCAATACCTCGACACTAAAAAAATACAATTTAAATACGAGGCTATAAAAATAGAGTGGGAAGACTTAGCTTACCGGACCTATACACCTGATTTTATACTACCCAATAACATAATCATAGAAGCTAAGGGTAGGTTTGTTACACAGGATAGGAGGAAACACAGGGAGATAAAACGACAGCACCCTAATTTAGATATTAGGTTTGTATTCGAGAACAGTAAGAGAAAGCTGTACAAAGGCGCTAAGTCCACGTATAAGGAATGGTGCGATAAGTATGGCTTCCTTTGTTATGACAGGATCATACCTGAAAGTTGGCTAAAGGAGAAAAATAAAAAAGGATTTGAAAATTTTATAGCGTTTAAAAATAAGAGGAGTACTTAATATGCCAAGCATTGATATGGGTAAGGATGATTTCCTTATACAGGTGAGTCCCTCCATAGATGAGGAACATAACTGGACGGGTGAAATTGAAATTAATATGTACCTAAGTAGTTCTTCTACTTTATGTGAAGAAGATTTTAACAATCTAACATTATTAGTGAAAACAATCTGTGCGTCTGTACCTTTATACGAGGAGAACCCAGATTTATATGATGAAGCTTGTAAGTATGTACAGTTTGCAGAGGGACGATATGAACCAGCCAAGAAGGAAGAAGTCTTCTTTAAGAATAAATATACAACGGAAGGAAGTGTAATCAATGTTGATTTCAGAAAACATGAACGGGGTTCAGGGTGATAGAGGTTAACATCAAACTCGTTCTAAAAATAGATGAGGAAGAATACCCTATTCCAGCAGATGGACATGTAGTACCAGAGATAACTGACTATATTGACGACATGTTCTTTGGTTTAGGTGGCGTTACGATACACCGGCTAACAGCAGTACAAAAATAATTTGAAAGGTAATACCTATGGAAGACACACAGACAGCTACTGATTTAGTAGATCAGGTGAATAACCCGGACCATTATAATAAAACAGGTATTGAAACTATCGACCTTATAAAAAATTCTATGTCTGAGGTAGAGTTCCGGGGCTACCTCAAGGGGAATATTATAAAGTATGTTTCCCGGCATATGCACAAGGGTATGCCCCTAAAGGACGTACTGAAAGCCCAATGGTATATAGACCGCCTTGCTGATCAAATGGAATATCATGGAGTTGAAGAAAATGGAACTAAATAATAATCTCATAAATGAAATTTTGAATTATCTTGCACGGCAACCATACAAAGAGGTTGCTCATATCATCAATGGTATCTTACATGCACAACAAAACACACAAGGGGAGTTGCCTTTAAATGAAGACTGATTATCAAGCATTCATTCATCAATCTCGTTATAGTCGTTGGCTTGAAGAGGAGGGGCGTAGAGAAACGTGGGAGGAAACCGTAACCAGATTGCTTAACTTCTACAAGGATTTCCTGAAGAGAGAGCATGGCTATAGTATGCCAAAGGAATTGTTCACAGATTTGTATGTAGCTATCGTGGCAATGAAAGTGATGCCTTCCATGAGGGCTATGATGACTGCTGGCCCTGCATTAGCTAGGAACCATATTGCTGCCTACAACTGTAGCTACTTGCCTGTGGACAGCCCAAGGTCATTTGATGAGTGCCTGTATATTCTAATGCATGGGACAGGCGTTGGGTTCTCTGTTGAGAGACAGTACATCAACCAGCTACCCACAATTCCAGATACAATGGAGATGAGTGAGACTTGTATTGTTGTAAGAGATAGTAAGGAGGGTTGGTTCAGGGCGTTCAAGGAGTTGATAAATCTATTGTATGCAGGACAGGTGCCTCGCTGGGACGTATCTGAAGTCAGACCGGCAGGGGCTAAGTTGAAGACCTTTGGTGGT